GTTCACTTCACTAGGGCGTCTCATGGCAGCGTAACATGGGAAGTTCCTATAATAATTAAATAAAGGATGGAAATATCTAGATTCCTGAATAATATCTGACTTTGGTTGTCCATTAATTACCCTATCAGGTGCTCTGACAAATGGTACCGTTGGCCAGTTTTCAGCCCAATCCTTTTCTAAATTATTGTATATTTCATCTATGACTTTACTAGTCCTCATCAGAAATGGTAAACCTGAGTTAGTTGCTTTCTTAATCAGAGGTAACACATTCTCAGTTGACATGGGTCTGATAATGCCTCGATCTCTAGTCGAAGGAGGTTTATCCTCAATATGTGTACATGAATTTGTAGATGAATCGAATGTTGATATTGTTTTATCTCTAAGTTGAGACCAAGGTTCAATTATAGATCTAGGTCCATATTTATCCTTCTGTGCTAATTCAATATCAATCAGAACTTTATTCATGCGATTAGAATTTGATTCGAAGATTCTATTCCATGAATCAATTACTTCTTCAGGTCCTACCCTCTTACCAACAGGGCTGATCATAACCTGGTCAGTACCAGCTTCTAAACGTGAAAGAATTATTGAAAGCCGAACGTTCTGAGACTCTGTAAGCCGTGATCTTACTTCTTCTAAACTTCGTATTTGCATATCTTCTTTTACATAAATAAGTAATTATAAGTTTACATTTCTTTTTCTTCAGTTTCGTCAGATTTACGAGTTTTACCTTTTCGGTAATCCTTCTTTCCTGAACTTCTAGATCTATTCTTATCATTATTCTTAGAAGGTCCAGCTTTAAGTAAATCGTCAGCATAAAGATCAAGCCACAGCATAACTGATTGTCTAATCACATCTGCTGATTGTAAGCTCATAATTGATGTTCCAAATTTCTGATGATGTGTGTAAGTGTTACTCGAAAGGGTAGTCGAATAAGTATTTCGTGACACAGCTTGGAATGGCTGTCTACTACTTACATCAAAGAAACCTTCAACAGAACCAAACTCACCGTCGTAAATTAAACAGCTACAATTTGCAGTCTGAGGAGGATGAATCGCACTTTGTGTACGGTATAAACTGTAACTAGGGCGAATAACCTGCTCAGTGAACTCTTCCGAGTCTACAGAATTAGCTGCAATAACAATAGAAGGTTTGAATAAACCAGGACCAAGAGTCTGTTGACTTGCAG